CAGGCACGGATGTGTCCTATGCCGTGACGAAGGTAAGGAACGGCCTTCATGCGGTATACTCAATACCGGAGGTAAAAGCATCTTTCAGCAGGTCTGTCATGATGCAGGCGAGATACATACGTGCCAAGGGAATAAAGAAAGGCAACGTGGGCAACTCCAACAGCGAGGCTAACAATATCCTGCGCTTTGCACAGATAACACTTCAGATGGCATGGATGCGTAACCAGACGGAGAATTTCAGGCAGAACGGTGCTGACGGCTACGTAGTCATGCGAGGCAGCAGCTATCCATGTGCCCTCTGCGACTCCCATGTGGGATGGCATCCCATAGAGGACATACAGTCCTTCCCTCTCTTTCACGGACACTGCCGCTGTATCGCAGTACCCATCTTCAAAAAGGATTTTAAAGAATTAATGCAATAGATATGGAACTATCATCATCAAAGAAAGCAGAAGCCAAAAAACTTGGCGTAAGTGTTCAAGAATTGATTCTAAGTGATTTAATGTCTATCGGATACGGGGAGGTGGACGCATACTCGATAGCATACCCGGAGGATGCCGTACTCTCGGCACAGATGCGACAGGCAAACAGGATGAAGATCATGTCAAAAGTGTCTTTCACGGAACTCTGCGAGAAGAGGAAAATGTACAATGCCAATATCCTTGAGTTCTCAGGGGACACGGCAGACATAGAGCTGATTGACAATGACATGACCGCAAAGGAGATACTGAAGATTGCGCTCAGGATGCCCGAAGGCTCAAAGGAACGAGGCGAGATGTTCATGAAATATGCCGACCTCACGAGAAAGAACGATGCCATAACGGAAGAGTCTACCGATGCCATAAACTTCTATTTCCCGGTCAAGTGCTTCCAATGCCCGCTGCTCGATGCATACAACAGCTATCTCAAGCAGCATAAGAAAAAGGAAATAAGGCCTGTGGAGATGGAGACGATCATCAAGAATGCAGAGCCTATAATGGAAAAGGCGAGAAAAAAGGCGGGGGTTTAGTCCTCGCCTTTCTCTTGTAGTATGTCAGCGGCCTGCTCCGCCAGTTCGTCGCGCCTGAGCTGTTCAAGCTCTTCAGGCTCCCTCTCCAGCCGTTCTGCCTGCTGACGCTCGTAATCCTCGATGTAGTCAGCCTTCTTCTTCTCTATCAGCTCATAGAGTTCCTTGCGGTACTCCATCATCTTACTGATATGTTCCTTTGCCTTGGTCTTCTCCATACCTACCTTACGCAGACCGTCGGCCATGCGTCTCTCCATCTCCTTCTCAGGAAGAAGCAGGTAGGGGAACTCCATCATCTCCTTAAGGAACATGAAGGCATCGTGCAAGGCAGGACTGGCGATCATGCTGCAGTGATAGATGTTTGAGATAACCATTCCTATCATCTGCTCACGAATCCTGTCATCGGTGGTAGCATATTGTGAACAGACAAAGCCGTACATGTTGGATGTGGAAGGTATCCGTACCATCCATGCTCCGTCAAGGTCGCTCACATGGACACACGGGACGTTCACAGACCTCTGTCCCTTGCCGGTGGAGATGTTGCTCCTCCACAGCTTGAAGTTACCCACCCTCACGGCCTTGCCGAAAGGTATCCGTGGGCTGTTGTCAGTCTCCTTCTGCTTTGTTGCCATAATCTGCCAGTTTATCAAGTTTCTCGACAACGCAAGGGTCGTACACCTTTTCTATAAGGTCGTTGACGACGTCAAGAACCGCCTTCATCTTGTCTTCAAGGGCATCGACCCTCTTGCGTAGTTCATCAATACCTTCCATGCATCATTCTTTCTTGGAAGATTTCTTACCTTTCGCCGTCTTCTTGGCTGTCTTTTCCTCCGGTGCAGGAGAATCCTCCTTCGCAGGCAATCCACCCTGGTTATCCGGCTCCTCCGGTGCAGGAGCGTTAACATCACCCGCGTTATCACCGATGTTCGCAGGAGCTTCCTCAACGGGTGACTCCTTCGCTGCCTCTACATACTTTGCTCCGTAGTCGGTAGTCCTGACTGCGGGCTGCTGTGCGCTGTCGCGCTTTTCCAAAATAATTCCCATAATCTTCTTATTTTAAAGTTAGACAATTTCCTTTTTATCGCTGTCGTTCTGATTACCTTCCTCCGACTCAATGAGAATCTCGCAGTACTGGATAATCTTCTTCAAGTCCTTTATACCATCCTTCTCACGCCATCGGGATATATACTTCACGACATTTCCCTCAATATAGCCAAGACCATTGGCCAGGATATACTCTATCGGCTGGATCTTCATCTTGCGGTAATGGTCACCGCCCACCTGTTTCTTCAGTGCCTCCATAGACTACATCGCTGATGATTCCTTAAGCTGCTTGTTCTCCTCCAGGAGGGCATCACGCTCCCTGACGAGCATCCTGTACTTGTCACGCCACGCATCACAGTCACCGACAAGGCGCGACTTGTCATCCATGTGACCGTCAATCTCCAACTGCAAGGCACGCACCATAGACTGCGAAGGCCTTGCGCTACTGTTCTCCTTTACCATAACCGATATTCTTAATGTTAAACCTGCTGTCTTTGTCGCAATATACCCTGTAGAAGACACCCTGAGCCTTGCGTTTCGGCTCGAAATGAAGCCTGTCGTGCAGCTGCATGCCAAAGGACTTGGCAGTGACGGGCTCGCACATGAGATTTCCCTCGCAGTAGGAGCAGTAGTCCTTGTACAGGTCAACGCTGCGTATCTCAAGCATCACCTCATCATCGTCATGTCCCACATGGCGGGAGGGAGAGAGGAAGGCGTACTGGTCAAGCCATACGTCGACGGTCTGCCCGTTGGCGATGTACATCTCAATATCCTCTTCGCTCATATGGTCATCACGCTTCTCATTGAGAACGGAGAAACCGTCACGCTCCAGCTTGCGCCAACCCTGCAGCACCCAGTTACGGATGCCGCTGAGCTCTCCTGCCAGCTTGGTAAGGAGAGACCTGTCCATATCCTCACGCTTCACGGAGGAACGGAAGTCTATCCTCACCATACGTCGGAGGAAAGCCTTGTCCATCTTCCTGTTTGAGGGCATCTGGTTCATGGAGAAGACGAGGAAGGGGATGTCGTATGCAGTATGTATGTCACGACCGATGCCGCGCACGTCCTGGGGCTCACCGCTCGCAAGGCTCTTGAAAACGTCACTGCCCCGCTCGATGTCAGAACCGCTGATCTCGGCACACATATTGAACAGCCTGCCCTCGATGGCACTCATGGCACGCATACGAGCGTCGATATTCCTGTCAAGGAGAGCATCAAGCCGCGTGGTGCTCACGTTCCACTCACCGAAAACCATCCTGATGACATTCTGTATCGTGGTCTTGCCGTTGGCACCGTCGCCGATGAGCCACAGGGACTCCTCAATCTTGCCAAGGGACTTCCTGTCCCTGCAGCCAAGGGCCATGAACTTCTGAAGTATCTCAATATCACTCTCACGGAGCATGTTACCCAGGAATCCGAGCCATACGGGACATACAGCCTCGGGGTCGTACTTGTAGCCAAGGAGATTCGTCACAGGCATGCGCTCGCGGAAATCATGACGGACAGGATTAAGCATGTCACTGAAATCCCATACACCATTGGAGAAACCTACCAGAGAACCGTTGTACTCCAACACATGACTGCGGATACCATCCATAGCATAACCGAACATCTTACGCTCACAATCTATCCAGTCACTCTTGACTACCTCACAACCTACACCACTCACGCTGACCAACGAATCACGTATTAAATACTTCAACACCTCGCTATCAAAAGGTATCCATACCCTGCCATCGAACACGTAAACAACACCATTACGCCAATAAAAGCACTTACTACAGGAATCCCTTAACACGTCAGAATAACCAAACAACCTGCCATTCTTGCGAGGATGCTGGTACGCTTGTATCAACTGTGTAGCATCTATATAGCTACATAAGTCGCTGATAATCCGTGAGTTAAGACCATTTTTCTCTACCTTCATGAATATTTATATATATTCTATAATAATAATATCCCAATATTCTATAATATGATATATATATTTTATTAAAAATACTACACAACATACATTAATACCGCAAAAATACAGACTTTTCAGCAATACACAATACTACACACAACATTTCATCCAAACATACATCACTTTTCTTCAAAACTTAACAAACGTTAATCACGTACACGCAAAAATAAAAATAAAAATCAAAAAAAATAAAAATTGAAAAATCCCGATGAAAGGTCACAAACGCCTTTGCCCGACTTTGAAAGGGGGTCTACCCCTGCAAATTAAACTTTATTAAAAGTGTTACATTATAATATATAATGTTACAAGTCGTAAACGATAAATTTGCTAACTTGCTGATTTAAAGGTATTTAAACTCGCCTCACCCTATCTTCTTTTTCGTATTTTCTTTTTTCTTTTTCTCTATCTTTTGTCATATTTTCTACATTATCAAATTTTTGCTTATTTTGAGTTACAAAAACCGTTATTTTCTTTCTTTTTCCTTAAATAAATGCATACACCAAATATATAAATAATGTACCTTTGCAGAAAATTAACGCGGTTTTCCGCAATTGTTTCACATTATTAATATATAAGATTATGACTACAAAAGTAAAGAGTTCCGCTACATCTCACAAAAGTAGTGCAAAAGTATCTGCAAAGGAATTGCAGACGGTTGTTAACTCTGTTTCTGCTCCTGCTCCTGCTGGTGTCGGTCTGTCTGACGGTGTTACCGGTGTTTCTTCTTCTTCTGCTCCTGTTGCGGTTGGTTCTTCCTCCGCTTCTACTGCTCGCGCTAAAAACATGGATTTACGATCTAAGTTAGAAAATGCTATCTATTTTGAAAAATTCACTAATAAGTTAGGTGTGCGTGAACTTAGTGCGAAAATCGTTCCTTTCTTCTCTGCTCCTGAGTGGTCCGGATCTGCTGCCGACATGGTAAAAACTTCCTTGTCCGGTATGTTGGAAGCGGGCGTTATCAATCAGGATCAGTTTGATATGATGTGGCGCGCCGCCGCCAAAAACGCGGGTATTGATCTCTCCGCCCCTGCTGTGTCTGTCGGTCGTGTGTTGGCTGTCATACGTCGTGAGGGTCTTGTGCGTGAATTTGTTTCGCTGGTTGGTATGTCCTTTAATGCTGTTCGTGATCATATCAGGAATAACGGTATTAATAATTACTCTTGGCGTCTCTCCTGTGGTGCTGTCCTGGCTAATTCTGATATAAATAATTATGTTAGGTGTGAGAAGTGCGACGTAATAACGGCCTCTTCTATATTGTCGGCACTCTTTTCTCTGTCTGTTGTGTCTGATTTTAAAAAACGCCTCAGTTCTGCCAAATCTGTAGCGCGCACACAATTACATAATAGCCTTTGCGCTGCGATCCGTGCGGCTTCTCAGTTGGGGCTCTCTGATAATGATATACAGACAGAAATCAGAGAGTTAACCTGTTACGTGTCCGACATTGACTACCAGACAAGAAAACGCCTGCAAAATAACTATGTTGCTGCCGTTAACAAGATTAACACGTATAATGATGAAATATTAATGTTAGGCGGTGCGCCTCTCGTCGATGTTGTCGGCACTCCTGCGAAAGTAATAAAGAAGATCAAAAGGGCTTTGTATCTTCGCGGCCTCGCTTACTCTGACGCGCACACGTGCGCGGTACTCCTTAACCAGGAAAACGTATAACACACAATTTCAGGCGGGCGGGCTTGTGTCCGTCTGCCTTCCTGCCCTGTTACTGGTTGTAACTTCGTCGGGGTTCGATTCCCTTTCAGGGCACTACAGTAACTTAGTAACGATCGACTTAGACTATTATTGCAGCCTTTAGTCTTTGCTTATCTTCTACGGGTTTGGATCGGTTCGGGTGTGGCTGTCCGTCCGTCCTTCGCTTCCCTGCCTCCTTTGTGCGTGGTGTGCCTGCCTTGTGGGTGTGGTCTGGGCTTCTGTCCTGCCTGCCCTTTCTGGCTGCCTTTCTGCCTCTGGTGCCGGTCTCGTCCTGCCTCTTTTGTATTGAGGTCGGGCGGGCTTTCTGCGTTTCCTGACTTGTCGTTAACGTGGTTGCCTTGTGGGCTTGACTGGTGTCTGTTGGCGGTGTCGGTGGTGTCCTTGGTCGGGTGTTCCTTGTCTGCCTTTGGAGTGGTCGCGGGTCTGGGTGTGCGGTTCGTCCTTGTGGCGGGCTTGCTATCTGGATTGTCGCTGCCTCGCTGCCTCTTATGGTGGCGGCCTTGGGGCTTGTTTCCGTTCCTCCTGGTCCTATCAGGGCGGGCGGTTGTCGGGTCGGTTGTATGGGTTCGCGGGCTTATTTGGCGGGTGTCCTGTCTGGGTGCCTCGGTTCTGCCTTTGGTGGTTCCTCCGGTCTGTTCGGGTTGTTCCTGCTGCCTTTTGTCTGGGTGGCGGGTCGGGTCGTTCTTCGGTCGGGGTGGTTCTGCTGCCTCTGGTGTGGGTCGGTGGTGTCCTTCCAGGATTGCACCCGCTGCCGTTCCTTTTGTCGGTGTCTGGTCTGGGTGTGCCTCTTGTGGGCGCGTCTGGTCTGGGTGTGTGGTCGGTGTGGTCGGTGTGGTGTGGTTACATATTACACCAGCCGCAAAGGTAACACAATTTGCACCCGTTTTCAAATTGTGACAAAAGAGAAAACGAAAAAAGCAAAAGGAACGGGAAAATAATTCATAATTGAGTTTTCATTTTTTACGTCTCAGGAAAATAAAAGTAATTGCCTTATAAAGTTTGAAAAATAATTTGCGGGCGTTTTATAATTGCTTTCGTGTTTTCCTGAGACGTTTTTCCATTTTGATTTTCATTTCGTTTTATTCTGGAGAAGATTCTAAAAAAAGAATTTCTAATCGGTTCGATTCCGAATTAAAGCACAATTTATTTTATTCACTTTAAAAACTCAAAAAGATTATGAAGAATTTAGTAGAATTTGCCGAAAACATTTTGGCTAACAATTCAGTAGAAACTCTGGTAGAAGTTGTTTGCAGTCTCTCGGACGAAGATATTCAGATGATAATTGCAGGATAACATGAAACAGAGTTATGACAGACAGCAGCTTGACTGCCAGCGTAGGAAAGCTGCCAAATATTTCATTAAGAATTATTCGCGCGAAAAAAGATATTTGATAGTTCTTTCGCGTGATCTTGCATCTGGTTTCTCAATGATTCAGAAATTCGGGATCGAAAAAGCCAGGGAGTTTCAGAAATTCTGGGATTTCCTTTCCGATTTTGAGAAGCTGAAAGAATTGATGAAGGAATACCGCTGGAGTGCGGAGTTCCTGAAGGAAAACGGGATCGATTTCAAATCGTACCGAAAACTTTATTTCGCTGCTTGTTAATTCAGGTGGCGAAAACTTTTTGTTTCACTTAAAAAACTCAAATGATTATGGAATGGTATTTATTTGAATTGTGTTATCAGAACAAAGATTTAACGGCTGGCACTGACTTTCACAAAGAATTGCTTGCTAATAGTTCGGACGCAAAAGCCCGTGCGATAAAAGTTCTTCAAGAGGGCAAAAGAGATTGTAACGCCTATCTTGTTACTCTTTATGGCAAACACAGAGGAGACTGGAAGAAAATAGTTTCCTATCAATAAATCACTTCACTTTCAGGATATTAAATTATTCTGGAAGTTCTACTCACTTTTAAAACTCAAAGATTATGAAAAGAATTTCAATTAAAGCGTGCAACTGTCCTGTGGAAATCGAGATCACGCAGCTCCCTAACGGAAATCTTATGTTAGAGAAAAACGAAAACGGGAAATGGTTTGTATCATCTGAATGTGACGGACATTTTTACTTGCAGGAAAATCTCGAAGACGGAGAAATCCGTGACATGGGATTTGTTGACAATCTCCCTGAAGCAATCCAGAAAATTGCTTGGGCGCGTTAAAGTACGAAAATACTTTGAGAGTACGAAAATTATTCTCAAAGTACGAAAAATATTCCAAAGTACGAAAATTATGAAAGATTTATTTGTTTTCCTCGCAGGGAGTACGATAATACTCCTTGCCATCGGCCTTGTGCTGTCTGCAAACATTTTCGGGATCATTTTCGGTGTCGCAATTCTCTTTGTTGTGTCCCACTGGAAAAGATTCGGAAAGGTAAGTACAAAAATTAACAATATTCTGGAGCTACGAGAGTAGTTCGCTGCGTCCATGCTTTTTTTGATGGTTATCGAGTGATTACTCCTCAACTTAATGCAGCGCAGCCTGCACGAATTGGTTGCAAAAGTACGAAAATACTTTGTAACCACAAAATTATTTAATGTTTTTAAACTCTTATGATATGAAACAGATTTCAAAGTACACTCTTCAAATGATTCGTGACCACAAGAAAGCGAAAGTTCTTCCTATTTGGAAAGTCCTGCCGATTTCAAAATGCTGGATAGGTAAACCTACGATTCAGTACGTAATTTGGTGGGGGAAAAGTATTCTTGATTCCTGCGACAATTACAAGGAAGCCGTAAAACGTCGCCGTGAAATTTGGAATATGGCTTGAATTGCTTTTGCCTGATTAGTTTCGGGCGAAAGTACGATAATTTATTTTAAACTCAATTTATTATGAATACAGAAAATTTTTGGAAGATTTTCACGACTGACAAAAGTATCGTGATTCTGACCGATTGCCCGAAAGGTTACGACGTTTACAGACTGATGAAACCTTTGCAGAAAATCTACGGTTCTAATCTTTGCAGTACGCAGAAGTTTTACGAGAGATTCGACAAAATCGAAGATTTCAATATTATTCTGCGCACTGGCTATAATCTTGACGGAAACAGGCTTATTTCTGCACACTTGTTCGATTACGATCCTAAAACGAATCTTCTTCTGGTAAATAACACAAAAAGTTTCCGTATCATAGAAGATTCAGACGGTTTTGTTTACAGAATCATGAAAACGCAAATCAAATGTCAGGACGGTTGGAACGGATTGCGAAAGCATATCCTTTGGACGATGGGACGTGATTCTTGTTGGACTTTCTGGGGCGATTCTCAGTTTGGAAATCAGGAGATTATTCCTTTGCAGCGTATTTCTGCCTGAAATTATTTTGCAGCGGTCAATTCTGCTGCAAAGTACGATAATTATTCATTAAAACTTTAAGATTATGAAAGATTTTTTGAATTACGATGACGTTTACGAAACGTTTTTGAATCTCTTCAAGGAGACTGTCGAAAGTTACGGAATGGATTACGGCTCTTGGGAATCTGAAACCGAAGACTATGCCGCAACCTCCGCAATGGAAGCTCTGGAGTCGATGAAAAAGTACGTTCACAGAAAAGATACGAAGATGTGCGGAAATTTCTGCAATATTCGTGAAGACTGGGAATATTGTCCTGAGTTTATCGGTTCTGAAGTTCAGCCGTGGGGAAAGTTTGACGATGTGATAAAAAGCATTGATGACGAGACGATTTCCGACGAGGATTTGAAAGAGTTCCAGACGTGGGCGTTTGACTGGTATTTCCGCGCTTTCGGAACGTTCGGACTGACTTACAATTTCGGTAATTGGATTTCCGATTTGGAGTACGAGCGCGAAAAAGAAAAGCAGGATGCAGCGTAACTCTCTTTCCCCGAAAGTACGAGAAATATTTTCGGGGAGCATTATTCACTAAAAACAAAAGATTATGGAGTATTATGTTTCACATCGCGTAAATTATGAGCCATCGGGACATAAGGATTTCCCAAACAAGTATTTCAAGACTTTAGAAGAGGCTCAGGAGTATTTCAACAAACAGCGTGAACTTTGCAAGAAGAAAGCGGAAAAATCAATCAAAGAGTTTCCGAATCTCTATTCAAGCAAAAGTATGCGTGACGATTTGTTCTCTGATAT